TCTTACATTTGCAATTGATTGAAATACTAATGCAGCAGTTAAAGCTGTTGAGCCAGAACCTACTGCTGTACTAAAACCATCAAATAATGCTGTTAAGTCTTTGTCTATTTTTTGTGCAATCGCATCTCCAAATAATTTACCAATATCTGCTGCAACATTTCTTGGTGCAGAGTTTCTTGCTAAATCTGTAAGAGTAGTCATTATTCCATTTTCTGATGCTGTAATAGTTACAGAAGTTGGATTGATTGCTGTGTTAGATAAATCAGATGCTTCCGATACTGCTGCTGCACTTACTGCTGCATAGATTGGAACTTCAACTGACTTTCCACCACCAGTTACAGCATAGTTTCTTACAAGTGGTCTCATAATTGATCTTTCACTTGCTACGAACAATGCTTCTGCCACTATCTCTGTGTATAGTTCCGATAGTGTAGAACTTGTGCTTTCGTTTGCCATTGTTTTGTTTCCTTATTATTTATTTGTTAAGTTTATTTGAGTAGGTCTTGAATCTCGTTCTTTACGATATTCTGCATATCGCTTACGATCTTCTGGCTTACTCATGTCTAAATCCTGAATATTAAATGGTTTTACAGTTTTACCTTCGACAGAACTCTGGCTTCCTACTCCAGACTTGCCACTTAACGAAAAATGTGGGTTTGCCTTTAAAAACTCTTGAACTTTTTCTTCAATTGTTAAGAGTTCTCCTGCTTGGTTATAACGAATGTTATTATTATTATCAAGAACTTCTATACGATTATCATCACTTAATCTTATTTGGTTCTTTACCAAATCAACAACTTGTTGAGGATTTATAGCATTATTTTTTGAAGCAACTGATAACAAAGAATTATCTATCTTTTCTTTTTTTATTTCAGATTTAAACTTTTGTATTTCAGCTTCTTTTTCAGCTATCCTTTGTTGCATAAGTTTTTCAAGATCAGCTTTTGTTTTGGCATCAGCTATCTGTTTCTGCTTTACAACTTCTTCCTCTGCTTTTTTCTGCTCATCTAATTGTCTTTGATATTTAGCTTTTTCAGACTCTAATCTTGACTTGATGATATTATTGACTTGTTCTTGATTGAACATTTGTTCTTTAGGTTGTTCAACTTTTTCTTCTTTTACTTCTTCTACTTTAGTTTCTACTTTTTTTTCTTCTGACATTTTATTTTCCTTTCAATGCTTCATTGCAATTATTATACATGATTGTTTGATCTACTGGTTTTTCTTTGATCCATACATAACTATACACTTTTCCATCTTGTGTACATTTTTTCCCCAGTTCTATTTTTGATGTGCAAGACATTGTTAAGAAAATCAATGTTGCCATTGTTACTACTGTTTTCATTACTTTTGCTCCTATATTATTAAGTTGCCCTTATTGTCATACCAATCTGGATTGACATAAGTCCATTGATGTCTGCAATTATAACCACCTCGAACAACTAAAGGGTCTCCACTTTTTTTTCCTGACCAACTTCTTCTGCTCCAGAGTCTACGCACTTCATCAATCGTAAAAAGTCCATTTCTTGAACCTATGTTTCTGTTTATTAAATCTCTACATATTTGTCTAGTAGTAGGTATAATATCCCCAAAATACTTCACGTGAGTAAGTCCTGCGTCTAATGCTTTTTTTGTATTTACTTGTGCATCAAATTCTCTAAGACCATCATTTAGTAGTTGACTAGAGTACCTTCTCATATTTTCACCAGCTCTATCTCTACCAAATTTAGATTGCAAAGTTGCTATTGCTTTATCAACTCTTGATTGCATTGATTTTACATTTTTATTTTTCTTTACAAAGTCCACTAATTTTTGTGCTTCTTCATCATCTGTTTTACTATAAATGCCATTTATAGTTCTTCTAAGTTCTTCTTCTAGTTCAACAAAATCTCTACCAGTTAAAACATTTTGATAAACTTTATCTGATAATCTTTTAGTAAATGTGTTTGATATATCTTTGAATTGTGTAAATGTTTGTAATTTAAGATTTTGAACAAGTTCTAAATCTCCTTTTGTAAGTTCTTGAAACTCTATTGGAATATTGCCAATACCTTTAAAAGCTCTTTCAATTCTTTTTGCTTGTTGATTAAATCCTTTTCTTGTGACACTATCTGCCCATGATAGATATTCTTTTGATAATATATTTCTTATCTTGGGTCTGATTGCTACTGCTGCTTGTAACTCAATAAGTTTCCCTTGTTGTGTTGGCAGCTCTCGTCCTGCAAGTTTTACAACATCATCTTCTATTTTATCTAATGTTCTTTGGAGTGTTCGGTAATATTCTTGTTCAGCTCTATCTAAGTTTTTTATTCTATATAAAGTAAATCTTCTTACTACATCTGACATTATACTTGCTCATCATCAACATTTTCTTCTTGAACTTCATCTTGAGTAAATTGACCTGCTTCGGCTTGGCTATCTATTTCTTCAAATGCTTGTGTAAGTTTTTCATCACTATCTATAACTGATCTTACTATTTCTTTATCAACTTCTTTGTTGAATGTTGGAGATTGTAAATTCATAGCTTTTGCCATTGAATAGAATTGAAGATCATAAGCATAATCTTTTAGATTGAAACTATCTGGATAATTTATTTCACCATCAAAAACTGTGTTTTGAAACATGGCATAACATCTAAATAATTGTTCTTCTGCTATTTCTAAATTATCTGCTTTTTCTGAAAGTCTTGCATTTAATAATTCAAACTCTGTTTGTAATGCTATACCAGATGACACTTGTTGTTTTGTTGTTCTTACAGCTCCAGTATGTGCAATTCTATTAATAGCTTCTACTTTGTGTTTTATTGAATCCATAATAGATTGTAAATTAGCCCCAGAAGGTTGAAGTAAATATGGTTTTAAATTTGAATCTATTTCTTCTGGCATTTCAATAATTGCACCTGCACCAGCACTTGCATTTACGCTTGGTGTTTTAACTAACGAAGGGTGATTTGATAAACGGATTAGTTGTTCAATTTCTGAATAGTCATTGTAAATTGATTTTTGCAAATCTGAAATATCTGTCAAATCGGACATTCCTAGTCCTCGTTTATGGCTTTTGGAATTGTATAAAATAACTGCTGGTATTTTTCCGATTTGATTCTCGGCAGTATCTATTATCGAGGGTTCTTGTTCATCTTTTTGATAAAGAGTATCTATTCTATCTGGATACCACATTCTCATATAAGTACCGCCATCTTTATCAACTTCTTCTCTTACCTTTAAAAAATCAAGATAGTATTTTCCATTGACCTCTCTTTTGAAATTCCAATCTAAAACATTTTCTGGAGTTACAATAGAAACGTATGGTCTGATGTCTTGATTTAATTCATCTGCTTTTGTTCTTGTTTGTACTGCTGGTTTATCTAATACTAAAAAACAATGTCCATATATTGAAGCATAATTTTGAGCTTGTTTTATTACAGCATTAAAACTATTACCTTCTAAATCAGCGTCTTTTAAGAATGATTCTAAACTAGGTTCTTCTGCCATCGAACCAAAATCTCTATTTGGTTTGACTCTAAATAAAAATGATGAATAGATTTGTACAATGTTTCTACAATGATTATCTAAAGGAGTGTTTGCAAGTCTTTGATTAAACTCATTATCAAGTTCAAGATTATATCTGTTTAGATATTGACCAATCATATAGTCATATCCACCATTATACGATCTTATGTAATACTCCCAATTGCTAATATTTTCTTTGTAATCTTTATGAGTATCTAGAACTTGATCTTTGCTGTATGCCATAACTTCCTTCTTTTACATTCCATCTTTGAGGATTACTAATTGAACTCTTAATTGTCAAAGGTTTTAGATAATCTACTAAATACCCAAGAGCATCGTTCATGTGGTCAAATCCTTCCTCTTTATCTGGAATATTTGTGTTTTCTTTGTATATCTGCCTTGATAAACCTTTTATCAAGGTTTTACAATAATTACTAATAAAAATATGTCTTTGACCATTCGTATCTTTTAATTTTGCATTCACAGCATTTATTCTATCTCTGACAGAAGTATGTTTATGTTTTGCCTTAACATTAAATCCTGCGTTTTGTAAAATTGATAAATCAGTTCGTCCACCTGCTGATGTTTTTCTTTGCCTACACGCTGGATCAGGGTAGATAAATATAGGTACTTTTGTTCCGTATCTATCTTTTATTTCTTGGCACATCTCATCAGTATTTGATCCATAAATCACTATCTCATCTATAAAATATAACTTTTCATTATGTATTTGTGCAACACAAGCACTCATAGGATCGACATTGAAATCAAGACCTAAGTGCAAAGGTTTACTCCAATCAATCTTTTTATCTTTTACATTCTCGTATTGATGAAAGTTATAATAAACTTGTCCTGCATAGTTTTCAAAAGTTCCTTCAAATTCTTGTCTAAAAGTTCTTTGATCTAGGTCT